ACAGAAGGACGCAGGTAAGCAATTTCTAACCGCTCAAGAAATAGATGATTTGATTGATAGTATACTGAAAGAAGAATAACAATCATAACAAGATAAAAATGAATAAGATAGTAGTAACAATAAAATCTTCTCAACCTTGCTATTTAGGGCAAGGCTGGGAGGGTGATCCTCCAAGAACGCACGATATAACTAAAGCCCGAAAATTTAGTTGCGTAAAGAATGCTCGTAGAGCTATTGAGCTTGCCAAGCTCACACATCCTTTCCAAGAAAGAGAATATGATATTGAACTGATTGACTAATAACTAAACAGAAATGAATATAAATCAAATGATAAAAAAGGCAGATGATGCCTATATAAACTATAGGCATAGGTGCGAATCTCTCGCAAAGGAAGCACAAAAGTACATTGATTGGGATGATAAAGTAAGTTGTGAACATTTGCCCGCAGATGGTTTATGTATCTTGGCAACTATTCCCGATGATTGTAATACGAGTGGAATGCCTGAATGTGTTTGTCCTGCGGAGGTGTTTTTTTCTTCTGTAAAATCAAAGAAGATGATTGCACCACAAGAGTTTAAAGTAATTAGTATTTAACGTATAATAGTACAAAAATGAAGAAACAAACTTGGAAAATGCACTTTCTGAATGGAGTGCCATGTAAATGGGATGGAGATTCCTATAACGAAGAAAGAGACAACTATGTTTTTGAAGCCGACTTGTATATAGCTGGCTATTCAAGAGGATGTTCTTCCGCTGTAATGTTACTTGTACCTTATGAGGATAAAGATAAAGACTATTATTCTCAAAAAACAAAGTATCAGGTCTTCATGAGCGATATTGAGGATATTGTAAAAGAGATGGTAAAAGGCAGAATCAAAGGTTCTTTTACTTGGGTGAAGAAAGGTGCAAATTACGGTCTTCAATTAGTATAGAAAGGAATAAATACACGAAATAAATGCCATCAATAGTTTTTATTGAAGGCATTTATTTTATAATGATGGTGCATAATTGGTATGAACGGTGTATTTTTGTATTATAATCCACCAAAATTCTTATAACGATGCCGCGGGGACGAGACAAATACCTGATTTCACGCCGGGACGAAAAGCTTCTCCGACGCTATTACGAGTTGACTGAGGTTCAGAACCTGCGTTTCGACCGTGCGTTGACGTTGCTTTCCGTCGATGAATTTTTTATCAGCGAAGCCCGTATCATGGCCATTATCCGAGAGAACTGCCATAAGCTGTCGGACATAAAGGTGAAGCCGGTGCCTAAAGTCCGCATGCCCCGGCTTACGGCCCGCCAGTTGGCTCTTTTCGATAAGGATGATGCCGATGTGGTTCCCTGACCGCTATTCAATCACCGTCACTTCGTAAGTCTGCTCGTATACCTTGATCCCTCCCGGCAGGCTGTAGTTCTGGCTCCGGCGGCGTATCAGCGGTCCGGCAGCTCCTTCAGGCCTTCGCAGGTGCAATAGTCCGTTCAGTTCCGTGGCCATGCGCTGGCGTTCCGCCGCCTGTCTTTCGGTTCCGCTGCCATAGTGTGTATCTTCATAGCAATCCAGCGCAAGTTTGATGACCATGGTGCATTTGCCCCGTTGCGCCTTTTGTGAAAGGCTTTCCCATTCCGTTTGCCGGATGTCTATCAGGACGCAGGGGAAGGTGACGGGATATGTATCTTCATCCGTTTGCAGTTGTCCGTAGTCTTCGTCCACCAGGCTGAGGGCGGGCATGTTTGTGGCGATATGCCGTTGGATGTCGTTGAATAGTTGTTCCATTTCCGTTGAATTTTAAGAAAAGTCATTTATTAATCAGTTTACCGATGTCCTTACCGACCATCTCGGACAGGCTTCCGGTCAGTTCCCGGCTGGGTCCGATGAATTGTCTTTGGGGCATGCGGATGGTGTATCCGGTGCGTGGAGTGAGTGCCAGCCCTTTCCATAAGGAGTTCTTCTTCCGGTGGCCGGTTCCCGTCTTCCTGATGTGGGTTTCCATGGCTTTCACCCGTTGCTTGCGGGTGATGGTGTGGGTGATTTCGCCCCCGTAGTTGTGGATGGCGGCATATTCTACATCGGTATGTACAATAGCTTTTCCGGCTTCGGTGTCATATCGGATACTGTTCAGCAGGTTGTTCCGTGCCGAGTGCAGCGTTTTGTGCTGCCCGGCGGTTTTGCCTTTTTTCTTCCGTTTCCGCACCGGGTCCCACCATTTGTGCAAACCTCCGTCCACGTAACCCTCCCGGCGGAAGTTTTCACGGATGTGATCTACCGCCATTTTCCCGGCTTTCCGGGGAAAGGTATCCCGGACGTATCGCTCTATTTCCAGCTGTATCTCTTTAAAAGGCTGTTTTTCCATAAAAATCCGTTTAACTGTTGTTTAAATTGAGAATTAATCCCTATATTTGCGGTATAAGAAAGTCGCGGATTGTAGTTCCGCGGGGCTCCTTATCAGGTAGTCTTTTAAGTCTATGCCGGATTACAGTTCCGGCCGTGATTTGAGAGACTACTTTTCTTTTAATACCCTGAGGATGTTTTCGCTGTCGGAAATACTGTAAAGGTTTGTTTCCCCATTAGGATATTCCTTCACAATGATCCAGCTTTTCTTTCCCTCCAGCAGGGTTTCGAACAAGTGCACCTTTACGTCTGGGTCATGTTTGTCCGTTCCGTATCCCATGTATCGCGCTTCGCTGATAACGGCCTGTATGCGCAGCAGCATCTCGTTCTTTCGGACGTAATGCTCGTGCGGCTGGTTGAGGAACTCTTTGATCCCTTTGGTTGTAACCCTGATTGTCTTTCCGAATCCGACGTTGTTCAGCGGTGTCCCTTTCAGGGTGGCCGTCGCTTCTTCCCTGATCTCCTTCGCCCGTACTTTCAGCATTTGCCGGTCCACCGCTTTTTGCGCCCCGTCATACGCCTCCTTGATGTACGGATGCGTACGGGTGAATATTTTCCCTGTCAGTCCGGAGTTGCTGTCGATGCCTTCGGCGGGACGCTCGGTTTTTAATGCCTCTTCCCGGTAAACATCGCTATTGTCCGTCACCGGTTCGTCCGTATTGGCCAGGCCGCATTTGCAGTTCCAGCGGTCACCCGGGAAATGTTTCTTCCAGAACGGGTCCGTAATCGCCCAAATCCGGTTCCAGAAACGGATATGTATCTTCGTGTCCGGATGCGGGCTGCTACTCTCCAACCACTTCAGATTCGGGTAAAGGTCGGCATCCCGTTCAAAGTCTTTCCAGCGGGCGGCATGTCGGGCGCGGATCACGGCTGTATTGTATTCCGTGGCCAGCCAATCCCGGTTGTATTTGCCTGTTATACCTTCGGCATCTTTCCGGAATTGGCCGAAAGGTTTCAGTTTTCCCTCCCCGTCCAGCATCAATGCGGCGATGTCATTCTGTTGGCGGTGGGTTTTAAAGGCTGCCAGCACGTCCGTGTTTTGTTTGAGGGCTTGCACGAAGTCATAGTCCGGCTGTCCGAACTTTACAGTGCCAAACCCTTCATCCACCGCTTTCCGGTAGGTCTTGGCGGTTGTTTTGTACAGGTTCGGCTCAATCTGTTCCTTTACATCCACGCTGCTGTTATAGATGTTTTGCAGGGCCTCCCGGATTAGGCTCTCTTCATCGAAGGACTCCTCCCGGCAGATAGGTCCCTCAGTTGTACCATAGGCCCGGTCTACTAAAACGCTAAAGGAGCCCCGTGATTGGTGTTTTCCTCCTCCGGGGCGTGGCCGAAAAAATTCCGCATCCAACTAAAAGTACCCTTGGCTTTTTTCTCTTTTTCCTGTTTGCCTTCCTCTGCCGACGGCTTTTCTTCTTCTTTTTTCGGGAGAAGGGGCGATGGTGATATCTCCAGCGCGTCTTTTCCCTGGGGGCGTTCCAATCCCAGTTCCTCGTACATCTGTTTCTTGCTTACGGCCAGCCCCATGGCTTTCGCCTGAGTGAACAGGCTGATCTTTGTTTCCGGATCAATCAGTTTGGGCTCCGCGAAGCAGAATTCGCCTCCCCGTGTATTGATGCCCATGTGCAGGAAAATGTCTGTCATGTCGTAATTGAGCACGTTCAGAATGAATTTGCGGTCGCTTTGGGCGATGCGCTCCTCTATTTTGTTGTGCACGGTCCCCAGTGCCTGTGTCCCCTTTTCGCCGGCTTCGGTGGTCAGCGTGTTGCCCAGGATCAGTTTGCTCAGTTCGGTATTGCAGGTGTTTACCAACTCTTTGTACAGCTCGGCGCTTCCGCTCTTATTTCCGCTGTCTATCAGTTCCATGTTGCAGCCCTCCGGCATGAAATAGGCCGCATTCGATCCCTGGTCCGCCGCTTCCTCCTTCAGCCGTTCCAGCGCCTCTTCGTCATCCGGGTCGAATGTGTATTTGCGTGCCGGCATCCCGAATATCTCGGCAAACTGCGCCCAGTCCGCCGTCGTGTTCCGTTTGTAGATCACCCAGGGCGCAGCCTTTGCCAGCTCTCCCAAAGCGCGGGGCTGTCCGATAAAGAGCAGGTCGTCGAACTCGTCCCAGGATGGACCCGTAATGTCCGTCTGGCGGTGCAATAACAGCCTGCGTACCGGGTCGTAATGTTTGCGGGGTACCAGTGCATAGTCCACCCATCCTGTTTTGGGACTGCGAAAGAATTGCACGAGCGTGCCTCCTTGCATCAGCGCATCCATCGCGTCTCCCAGAAAATTCAGGAACCATGGCGAGCGGAGTTGCCCGTTGATGGCTTCGTCCGGTTTTCCGTTTCTTCTGAACTCGATGATCGAGCAGAGGATGGCGCTTTTCCGTTTGTGGATGACACTGGAGAGGTGAGTGTCCATTAGGATATCCTCGTATAGGTCGAAAAGCTTGGCCCGTTGTGAGAAGTCCACGTTCTCAGCGGCCCGGATGGCCGCCATATATGTGGCGATGTCAATGTGGAACCGTTTGGGTTGGGTCAATACCAGTGTTGCCGGATGTTTCTGTCCGGGTATCGGCAGGTTGCCTGAGGCGGTTATCTGATTTTTCTTCATATCAATAGTGGTTATTGCGTTTCGGATTGCTACGCATGCCGTAGCGTGATTTTCTCTCTTCCCGCGGCAGCAGGGGTGCCCCGTCGATACTTAGCCCGTCCTTTACCGCCTTCATCCACTCCACCGCACGGGCGTAGCGGTCCTTGCGGACCTCCGAGAGATTTCGCGGGTTGTGGATGCAGAAGAGGTGGTATACGGCAAGGTCTGTCAGCATCATCAATACCAGTTGGTTACGGTCCGGTCCGGTGGCCGAGAACAGGCGGTCGCAGTCATAGCGTCCGCCCAGATATCCGCGCATCTCGGCGATGGCACGGTCTTCGCAGATTTCCACAATGGCTTCGTCATTGCGTGTCAGGGCATCCAGGATTTCCCGGTGGATGCTGGCGTCATAGTCGGATAATTCGATAAATTGGCTCATTCCTTTAGGTTTTAGGGTTTGGAAATCAGAGGCGGTATTTGTTTTTGCGGCGGGTTGCGGACCGCGGGATGCCGTGTGCCGGGCTCAGGTTACGCTGTTTGCGGTCGATGATCCGGTTGGCGCCTTCGATGCAGTCCGGTCCGTCGGCGGGGAACTTCAACCGCAGGGTGAATAACTTGAACTGGTCTGTCAGACGTTGCATGTGCGGGTTATCCCGTTCGTCTTCGTTGAAGATCAGGTTGCCCTCCCGGTTTAGGGGTTCCAGGTTTGCCTCGATGCGGGTTGCCTTATCGGTTTTCTTTTCCGTATCGGGATTGATGTTCAGCTCCACGTTCTTCTCCTTCTTGGCTTTGCGTACGAGCGGCTTGAACACCTGCTGGAAGAAAGGGTCCTGGAGTTTGTTGTTTTCCATGAAGTTGTAGAGCGTGGCACGTTGGTCCACGTATTCGTTCAACAGAATGTACCAGTCGATGAACTCGGCGTTCAGTCCCCGGTCCAGAAACCCTTTGATCACATATAGCTTTCCGTCGAGTTTTCCGCAGAGCCAGCAGGCTTTGGTTGAGCTGTTCTTACTTTTGTTCTCACCCGGCGCGGGGTCGCCGTAAACTATCAGGAACTTGAATCTCTTTAAGGGCGGGATTTTGCCGTAAGTGATCTCCCTGAAGATTTCCCCCTCGCTGATGGGGTTATTGAAAAGCTCTTTTTGTGCGGCTACGGTGCTGACCTTGGAGATGGCCCTGTCTATCGCTTCTTCCGTGTTTTTTTCAGGCCAGGTGCTGCGTCCGTTCTTATCCCGGATGTTCACGATGTCCCAATGGTCGGCTATCTTTCCCGCACGTACTACGCAACAGTCCTTAGCTATGATATTTCCACAGAAAATAATGGTAGTCGGCACCGCCGGGTCACGGGTGAAGTAGAGCGCGTCTTCCCACCATCGCCAGTTTTTGTCGATGGTGTCCGTGTTGCGGCAGGCTTCATCCGTATCAAAGTCATCCACCAACAGCAAATCCGGACGTATCGCCTTGTTACGGCTGCCACGGGGGGCGTTGCCTGCTCCAACGGCGATAAAAGAGGCGCCCGGCTTCGTAATGAACTCCGTTTCTTTCCAGTTCCCCAGCCGTATCTGTTGCTCGTAATAGGCTTTCAGGCGTCCGTTTTTCTCAAAATTCTCTTTATAGGGTTTCAGCAACCGCACGGCAGCCTCCTGCGTGGCGCTGGCCATAATTACATTGTGTTTCCGTCCGGTCAGTACCAGATACATCACGATGAACATGGTAATGGTACTTTTCGCAAGGCTTCGTGCCCAGGAAAGCACCTCGTACCATTCGTCGCCGGCCAGGCACCGACGAATGGCTTTCTTTTGGAAGTCCGCGAATTGGTATTGGGCATACTCAGGAAAAAAGAATTGAATCCATTCCATCGGATGTGCCTCCAGACAGGCTTTGTGCTTCTCTATTTCCGCGCGGCTCAGGTTTTCTTCTACCGGTACGTCGTGGTAGATATCCTCTTTATGTTCCTCCCATTTCTGTAACCACTCTCTGTCGGCCTGTTTCATAATGAATCTTTTATAAAGTTATCCCACAAGGCGGTAAACTCTTTCGCCTTTGCCAGGTCCACCGGACGTATCCAGTTGGTAAACCGCATACCCACGCTGATGATGTCCGCTATCCCCACGTCACTCTCCATTTTCCGGATGGCGGCCGCCAGCTTGCCTAAGGTGTCCGCCTCAGATGGTGAAGCGAACCGTTTACCCGGTTCCCGTTCCATGATTGACTTGTTGATTTCCGCTACCTGGCGGTGCAGGTTGGCTATTTGTTCCTCCCGGGTCAGTGTGATCCCGGTTTTCCTTTCTTCCCATTTCTCCGCTTTAATCCACCTGCCGAGCGACTGTCGGCTGATTCCGACTTTTTCAGCGATTTCCTGCTGCGTCAGGTTCTCTTTAAGATAGAGTATCGCGGCGTACTCTTTCTTTTGCGCGATGGTTAATTCCGTCATCTTTTTATCTCCTTTTTCTTGCAAATGTCGGCTGATAAAAACGGGTTTGCAAGGGGGGTGAAACGTCTTGGAGGTTTAATGATATCTCTTTGATATATAGTGTTTCATCATGTTTCAACTGTATTGACACGCCTCTTTTTTTGCTACACCTTTGCAGAAAAAAGATACGGACATGAAGCGATTTTTCAATATGATACCCGGCAAGGATGCCGCCTGCATTTTGCTGTATGGCGAGATAGGCGAATACGGACGGGTGAACAGTGCGGACATTGCCCGCGAGCTGGTGGAGGCGGAAGCGGGCGGCAGACGGATAGACGTGCGGATTAACAGTGTGGGAGGGGATGTCTTTACGGGTATCGCCATATTCAACGCTTTCCGTCAGAGCGCCGCCGATATTACATTGTACGTTGACGGTGTGGCCGCTTCGATGGCGAGTGCCATCGCTTCCTGCGGGAAACCGGTGAAGATGAGCCGTTACGCCCGGTTGATGATTCATAGCCCTTCGGGAGGCGCTTATGGGAATGCGGCCGAGATGGCCGGGTATATCGATATGCTGAGGAGTCTTGAGGATACTTTATGTGATATTTACACGGGACGTTGCCGCAAGTCGAAAGATGAGATACGCAGTGAGTGGTTCGATGGAAAAGACCACTGGTTTACGGCGCAACAGGCGCTTGACCTGGGGCTGATCGATGAAATTTACGATGCTGATCCGGTGCCGGAAGACAGTACCCCGGAACAGATTTACACCTTATTTAATAACCGGCTTAAACAGCCACAAAACGAGAATCAAATGAATTTTGAAGAGCTAAAGAAACGCCCGTCGTTCAAAGATTGCGCGACGGATGAAGATGTACTTCGCCACATCGCGCATCTGGAAACGGAAGCGGGCAAAGTGCCCGGGCTTGAGTCGAAAGTGACGGCTTTCGAAGAAAAGGAGATAAATGACCTGCTGGACACCGCCGTTGCCGATGAACGCATCACAGAGGACCAACGGCCTACTTACCAGGCACTGCTGAAGGCGGACCGTGTGAATGGTGAGGCGGCATTGAAAGGGCTTCGTCCTAAAAAGAAAGTAACTGACGTGTTGGATGTTCCGGATGATAAACGACAGGGATCTTGGGAGACACGCATGGCAGAAATCAATGGTAAACTTAAATAAAAGAATCAATTATGGCAATAAATGGATTAAATACCACCAACTATTCCGGCGAAGTGCTGGAGACCGTACTAACCCTGTCCGCTACCGGAAACGAGCTGGTTTCGCGCGGACTGGTCATGATCATTCCGGGCGTGCATAAAGCAATGTCCGTACCCCGCATCAAAAGCAATAAAATGTTGCAGAAACAAAAGGAAGATCCTCAAAAGAGTGATAGCAAAGGGGACTTCGCGTACAGCGAGAAAAAGCTGGAACCGAAGGATATGATGGCATTCACACTGTTCAATCCGCGCGCTTTCGAGCACATTTGGCGTCCGTTCCAGCCGAAAGGAGATCTGGTATTCTCACAATTGCCTCCCAATATTCAGACTGTGTTGCTGGCTGAATTGCTGAAACAGGTACAACAGGAACTGGGAGGGCTCTACATCAGCGGGAAATACGAAGAGGGAAGCGATGATGCCATGTTGATGGACGGTATCCTGACACAAGCCGCTAAAGATGGTGATGTGGTAAAAGTGGACAGTAAAGGAACTACGATGCTGGATCGTCTCAAAGAGTTGCGTGCGGACATTCCGGTTACCTTGCGTAACAATCCGAACCTGCGAATCCTGATGAGTGTGGAGGACTTTGATACATACGATGATGAATTGACCAAGCTTGCTTACAAAGGCAAGGACGCTACGGAAGTCAATGCACACCGCTACAAAGAAATCACTATCGAGGTAATCACTCAGTGGCCCCAGGGGTTGATGGTGGCTACTCCCTGTTCTTCGGGCATGGACGGCAACCTGTTCGTGGCGGTTAATCTCCAGGATGATGAAAACGTGATCCAGATTGACAAATGGGCCAATGCAAGCGAGCTTTATTTCTTCAAGATGCTGATGAAGGCGGATACCAACATTGGTTTTGGTGAAGAATTTATCGCGTTGGACTGGAGAGAGAATGGAGTCTTTAAGCCGGCCGCTGTTGAGAATGGTGAGATTGTTGATGATCCTACCGCGTGAATTGGAGGCATAATATGACCAGAGGACTCTGTAACAACAATCCGGGCAATATCCGCAACAGCCGTACCGTCTGGCAGGGGGAGGTGACTCCCTCTACAGACAGGGATTTCAAACAGTTCAAGTCGATGGCTTACGGCTACCGCGCGATGATCAAACTGTTACAGAACTATTCACGCCTGTACGGCTGCCACACCCTGCGTACGATGATCAGCCGCTGGGCGCCACCCTCGGAGAATGATACGAAAGGATATATTTCCACCGTGTCTAAACTCACCGGTATTGATCCGGACAGGCGCGTCAACATAGACAGCGGGAGGGAAATGTGCTCCATCGCCGCGGCGATGAGCCGGGTAGAAACTGGAGCGCCCGCCGTAATGGTTGATATCGAAGCGGGCTGGGCGTTGCTCTAATCTTAAAAAGTCAAAGCTATGGCAACGGAAACCATTATGCAGATTCTTCAGTGGCTTATACCCGTAGGCGGTTTGGGTTCCGTTGTCGGTTGGCTGGCCCATCGGGATACACGCAGGGCGCGTGACGCTAAAGAGAGGAATGACATTTATAAGGAGATGTATGATAACATTTCCGGAACATTAATTGAACTCCAAAATGAGAACAAACGATTGTATAAAGCCGTCCAGCGGCTCAACCAAACTATTCAGAAGGCTGTGGGTTGTCCTCACTATGCCGCTTGTCCTATGCGCGATGAGTTGCAGAAGTCCGAACGGATTGACACGGAGCCACGCCATCGACAGCCTGGCGGCCGTAAAAAGATTCGGGATGACCCTGGCTCCTGTTCCTCCGAGCCGGGCGGTGCTGACGATACCGGTTGCGAAACTGGGCCTGTTGCCCATAGGAGCGGGCTATAGTGGGAAGAAAGGCCAGGCTACGGTAAACGTCCGGCGTGTGTCGGAGGACTCGCTGGAAGTGACCGCCACTTGTGACTCGCTATCACGGCAGGTCATTTACCTGCAAGAAGAACTGACCCGGATACGCAGCCAGACAAGTTTGGAAGAACATCCTCCGGAACGGATTCGCGAGCCCACCGGCTGGCAATGGTTCTGGATCAGGACGGGACAGGTATCAGTCGGGCTGCTCGTTCTAATGCAAGTTAAACGACGATTGAAGAAGTATCAAAAATAAAAATAGAATTCAATGAGTGTAGCAGATGACGGAATGATGTACGGGCTTGACAAGTTCGTATTCGGCGGGGTGGAGTACGGTTATATTTCCCAGGAGGGATTGCAGCCGGCTATCACGGAAGCGGAACGCGTACAGGTCCGTGCCATCCAGTTGCGTAACGCCGTGGTGAAAGAGTTTGAGTCGAAAGCGGAAATCATCGCTTTTACTTTTAAGCTGATACAACTGACGGCGGCTGAGGGGTGGAAAGAGTCTTTCGGTGGAACGGTGGACGAAAAAGGAGTTTATCACTATCCGGTGAAGAAGGATAAAAAGGAGGGTAAAATGCTTATCCATTGCGCTTCCGGACACGTGATAGAAGTTGAGAAAGCGAGCCTGACAGCCAACCTGGCGGATGGCCTGACACTGGATAACGTACTCTCTATCGAGTGTAAAGTGACTTTCCTCGTACCTGACGGAAAGAATGTGACTGACCTCTTCCTGGTTTATCCTCCGGGAACCTATACAGAACCCGCTCCCGCCGGATGATGATGAACCTCGAGGAATTAAAAGCCTCCGGGATGCTGCTGGATGCGGGCGTCAGAGTTCCTTTGCGCCCGCTCCGGCTGTTCGGGTGGAGGGTGAGGCGGTCGGTAACCATGCGGATGCCCTATCCGCTGACGCTGGTCCTGATCGGGCGGCTGTACCGGAGCATCGGAGTGACGTATGAAGAGATGGAGAGATTCACCTTTGAGCAAAATATGGATTTCATAGTCCGGCATACGAAGGCGGTCAGCCGGATCGTAGCGGCCGCCCTGGTCAGGGACTACACGTTGTACCGGATCATCGGACGTCCGGTGGCGTGGTGGATACGTCATCGGATGGAACATACCTACCAGGCGGAAGCGATGTTCCAGTTGCTTTCCTTGATGTCGGTACAATCTTTCATGAATATTATCAGATCGGCGGAGACGGTGAACCCGATGACACCGCATCTGAGCCACGGGGGAAAAAGGAGTTAACGGGCCGGATGGAAGGCCCCCATAGCCTTTTCGGCATTGTCTGGCAGATCACTACGGCTACGGGCTGGACAGTGGATTATATTTTGTGCCGGATACCTTATCCGGTGCTGATGCTGATGCTCTCGGACGCTCCCCGCTATGTGAAAGGTGACGCGAGGGCAAGCGGGAAACCGGAGGCGGCACATGTGCGGGCATTGGACTTTTTTCAGAACCTAAAGAAACAAAAATGATATGGCTAAAACCTCTGTAGAAATTGAATTGCTGATGCGGGATTCCACCCGGAGAGGCATGCAGTCGGCTGAAAGTAATATAAAGGACTTCCAGCGCATGACGGAGGCTGTCATCAAGAGGCTGGAAGGCGAGATTGTCCGGATGCAGAAGCAGCTGTCCAAGGGTATTGATATGGGTGATTACGTGAAAGAATCCGCCAAGATCGAAGCGCTGACGGAAGAGGTGGAGAAATTGAAACGGGTGATTGAGGAGCTGGAGGCCGCCAAAAGGAAAACCAGCTCCGTACCCTTTACTCCGGAAGATCCTGTGGTGACCAGGCGAAAATTCGACGGATTAGGAATGAGTTTCCAGCAGATAGCCCGCGAGCTTCCGTCGCTGGCCATGGGGCCGCAAATGTTCTTTTTAGCAATTTCCAATAACCTTCCTATTTTTACCGACCAACTTGCGATAGCGAGAAAGGAGTATGAAGCCCTGACCGCTTCCGGACAGAAAGCGACACCGGTCTGGAAACAGGTGCTGAAATCGATGTTTTCTTGGCAGACAGCCATGATGGTGCTGATTTCACTGTCAATCGTCTATGCGAAAGACATGGCGGATTGGTGCAAAAGGTTGGTAAGGACCAAAAATGCTATTCAGGATGTCGTTTCAGCGGAAGAAGCGTTAAATCTTGCCAGAAAAAAAGGTATAGAGAATAGTGCGAAAGAAAAAAGCAAACTTGATGTATTGTATAAGGCGGCTACTGACTTGCACCGCTCTACCCAAGAACGTATTAAGGCAATCAAGCAATTGCAATCTATTTATCCTAAAATATTTTCCAGCTACACGAACGAGGAAATTATGTTAGGTAAAGCCTGCGCCGCTTATGAAACCTTGAGAAAGCAAATCATTGCTACAGCCCAGGCGAAAGCTTATGAAGATAAAATTACCGATTTCGAAAGTAAGAAGTATGGCGCTTTAGTGAAACGTCAAAATCAATATGTCACCTATCTGAAGTCCATAGAGAAACAGAATGCCGCTATTAATGAATACAAGCAGAGAGAAAAAGTCGGCTTTGGTACGGCTACCGCAAAGCTGGAAGCCAAAGATAAGGTTATCAGGGCGGGTGAAGAAGCCAAGCGCGCGAAACAGGATTGGATGGACCTGATAGGAGTTACCAAGGCCTATGACAAAGCGATTGCTTCCATCGCAACAAAAATAAATATTAATGATCTGTATGCGGACTATGAAGGAGGGGATGATAAAACAGATGTAACTACCTTGATAAATGCTATCGCTGACGCCCGACTGTCCGCCCAGCAGAAACTTGAGGCCGCCCGTCTGGCTGTGATGGCGGACGGCTATGAAAAGCGCAAAAGGCTTGCCCGGAAAGAGCTGGACGAGACATTGGCGGATATCGATAAAAGCGAGCGTGACCAGCTGAAGAAACTGGATGACGCTAAAAAGAAAGGCGTTATTATCAGTCCCGGACAATATACTCAAGTCAAGGATACCGCTAAGGACCAACGTACGGAAGCCGCGAAAAAATATGCCAATGATATCTGGCAAATAGAGAAGGAAAGTATTGAAAAACAGCGAAAGTTATCTGATGCCGAGAAACAGTCATGGATAGACTATAACAAAGAATATGGCACTTACCAGGAGAAACGCCTGGCAATTGCCCGGGATTATGTTTCCAAACTTTCCGGAGTTAAAACCGGTGGTGAGCGTGCGACCCTCAAAAAAGAGATGGAAAAGCAGCTGGAGGAACTGGATTTTGACCAGTTCAAAGGCAGCATCGATTTTTCCAAGGTCTTTGGAAGTCTTGACAACCTCTCTACGGAAAGCCTGGAACGGCTGCGTGATAAATTAGGCAAGTTCATTCAGGAAGCCAGCAAGAAACTTTCCCCTGAAAATACAAAAGAGCTGTCGGACGCCTTTATCCGGATTGATTTTAAAATCTCCGAGCGCGACCCGTTCCGGGAACTAAAGAGCAGTATCTCGGAGTACAAATCCGCCATCAGGGAGTTGGAAAAGGCTGAGAGTGACTTGGCAAAAGTACAATCCGGGCAATCGGTGGTAGCTACTACCCGATATGATGCCGCTACGGGAAAGATCGTAACCACCTTGTTGACGCAGGAAGAGGCGGAGAGACGTTTGCGTACGGCCGAGGACAAACGTGCCGCCTCTCTGTCAAAGATGAATAAGTCACTCCATGAAGGAGTCGACCGGGCACGTGAATATCTGGATGCCGCCACTGCCTTGACCAGTGCTCTGGAAGACTTCGGAGTCAGCGTCCCGGAAGAGATCAACGGTGCCTTGGACGGTTTCGGACAAACGCTCGACAGCCTGGCGTCCATCGATGTAACGAAACCGATGAGCATTGTTACCGGAGCCATCGGTGCGGTAGGCGGGCTGGGAAAAGGCATCCTTTCCCTGTTTGGGAGCGCCAAGGAATTAAGCCAGGAAACCATTGACCAGTACAATAACTATATCGGCGTCATTGATGACCTGATCGCCAAACAACAGGAATTGATCCAGTCCACCGCCGGAAGCAGTGCCGTGGTTTTCTCCCGGGAAGCGGAAGAGATGATCCGGAAACAGATGGAAGCCAGCCGCCAGATCGGACAGGACTATTTTAACTCCGGAGCCAGTTGGCGGTCATCTTCGCATGGCGTGAAGCAGATGGATGTGATCAAACGTTACCGGGCGGAGTTGAATAGTATAGGTATCGATATCAGCCGGTGGGGGAAGCGGGGAACCGAGCTGTTTGACCTCCCGGCGCGACAACTTGCGGAACTGCAAAAACAGCTTCCTAAGCTTTGGGCGCAATTGGATGAAAGTACCCGGACCTACCTGCAAGCCATCATCGACGGGGACGAGAAACTGAATGAAATCATGGATCAGCGTAACCAGTCACTGACGGGCATCACTTTTGATGAAGCCCGCAGCTCCCTGAAGAGCTTATTGCTGGATGCGGATTCCACCATGGCCGACGTGGCCGACAGCTTTGAAGACTACATGCGGCAGGCCATTGTCAATACGATTATTGATGACACCTTGAGATCCCAGATAAAAACATGGTATGAGCAATTTGCCGATGCGATGGATGACGGGACGCTCTCCGGAGACGAAAAGAAAAAGCTTCAGGAGCTTTACCAAAGCATTTACCAAGATGCCGCCGATATGCGCGACAGTGTCTTTGACGCGGCCGGCATCTCTCCGGAAACGGACAAACAGTCACAGTCCGGACGTTCGGGAACCGTCACGGCCCTGACAGAGGAGACCGGATCGGAACTGGCCGGTATCGGAAGAAATATCCAGGACCATGTCGTCTCGTTGGATAAGAAATTCACCGCCGTGAGCGATACGCTGTTTGCCGTATCGGGCACGTTAACCAAGATAGAAGATAACACCCGTCGCTCGGCGGAAGGGATAGAGGAGATAGTCAGGGACGGACTAAAAATGAAATGATATGGAGATAAAAGCACTGGAAGGCCTGTTGCTTATCAATGGCACGGATGTATGGAAAGAGTATGGCGTTTTCCTGACGGAAGACAAAGAGGATGAACGCTCCAACTGGGACGAACTCCTGAAACCCCTCACGATGAAGAGTTATACCGAAGTGAACTTCCGCGAACTGGATGGCGTGAAACTTCCGGGGGTACTTCCTTCACCTAAATTTGAAGCCCGTGACTTCACGCTCTATTTTGCCATGCTCGCGGATGGCCCGGAACAGTTCCATGCCTGCTGGCAGAACTTTTTCCGCCTGCTCGCCTCCGGATGGCTGGAACTCCAGGTTTCCGGACTGAACCGGAATCTGAAAGTCTATTATAAAGAGTGCTCCGGATACCGGCAACTGACCAACCCGAATGGATCGGAAGAGGTTTGCGCGAACTTTAAAGTGAAGTTCCGCGAACCTGAACCTACCCTTTGACCACTGTTTAATCACTTATTAAACGATTATGGAACTAAAGATATACAGCCAGGACGGAACCCTGAAAATGACCGTTTCCCCTTCCGATTCATCGACGCATGTGCACGAGCTGATGGGGGAGAATGTGGTAAACGCATCATTTACCTCTCCGGAATATGTATCCCTCGATGTGAATGACTATCTGGAACTGGAAGGAAGTCCTTATAAATTGCATACCGCTTACGAACCCCGGCAAAAGAGTATGCAGGAATATACATACAACGTTAAGCTATATGGCCGCGAAAGTGACGTGATACGTGCGTTGATGCTTTATCTGACCGATGGGGAACTGGAGCCTAAGTTTTCCTACGAAGGCAGCCCCCGGGATCATGTGCAGAAAGTGGTAGATTCCTTGAATTATATGGAAGGCGGAAATCGGTGGGTGGCAGGTACCGTGATCGATGCGCCCAATCTGAGTCTGGACTATAACAATGTATTTTGCGACCAGGCGCTGACCGAACTTGCCGGAAAGCTGGAGACGGAATGGTGGATCGAAGGCTATACGGTGAATCTTTGCCGTTGCGAGTTTGGCGAAGCGGTGGAATTGGGGTATCTGCACGGCCTGACAAACCTGCAACGTTCGGATAATAATACCGATGTCCGTTTCTTCACCCGCCTGATACCGTTAGGAAGCACCAAAAACATAGATAAGGGTTTGTACGGCTTCAAGCGCCTCCAGCTTCCCGGCCGGGAAAAGTATGTAGATAAAGATGTGGACCGGTACGGCATTTACCCGCAAGTGGAGGAATCCGCTTTTGAGGGTATCTTTCCGCATCGGACGGGGACCCTGTCCGAGGTCCGCAGCGAAGAGCGTACGGGTGAGAACGGAAAGTACGTTGTGTGGTATTTCAAGGATTCCGGTTTGGATTTTGATCCGAATGAATATGATCTGCCCGGGCTGGTGAAGCATGTGATATTTAAAAGTGGTGATTTGCAGGAACGTGATTTTGAGATAAACTTTGACTCTGGAAAGAAAGAGTTTGAGATCATCACCCAGTACCCGGATGAAGAGAGCCAGTTGCCCGGTGGCAACCTGATTCCGGCATCCGGAGACACTTATATCCTGTACAATCTCCGTATGCCCGATGAGTATTATGCGCCGGCGGAGGCGGAGTATAAGGCCGCCGTAGACGCTTTCCTGGCAAAATACAGTACCGATACCTCTATTTATCGGGGAGATACGGACTACGTGCACATTCTGGAGCATGGGATCATTTTATCCGTCGGCCGTCGTGTCCGTTTGTTGAGTGACAATTATTTCAAGGAGACGGGACATAGGGACAGTCGTATCACAAAGGTGACCCGGAAGCTGAATAACCTGTCGCAGGCGACGATTGAGTGTACAAATGCAGTAGGGAAGGGACGGATGGAAGTGATCGAGAGTGATGTGGACAGCATTAAAAAAATACTGGATTCTCAGACTGATGATTTGATTCTTTCCATTTTGCGCAGCTGGGACAGTGGTGATATAACGGATTATAAGGTGTTTTCTGCGCTGAGGACGGTTAAAGAGATACTGAATAGGGCTATCAGTAGAGTAAATGATGATACGGCTGCCGGGATAATCACTTTCCTCAAGGGTATCCTTATCGGTAAAAAAGGTCATGGCATCACCATATCTGAAAGCGGAATTGTTACTGCCATCCTCGACGAACTGAAGAACGTCTTTAGCATCGTATCTCCCGATTTTGTGAGTGGTGACCTGGGTAACGGGTTCATCTTAAAATACGACCCGAAGACCGGGCGGTCCTACATTGAAGTGGACGAATTGCTTGTTCGAAAAGTGGCTTATTTCATAGAACTTATCATCAAACAGCTTCGTCATGTAGGCGGTGAAATTATTCTTACCCCGGCAAGCATGGAATGTACGAAAGTAGAGGAACTTGCTGACGTGTACCGCTGTTACTTTAAGCAAAATGACGGGGAAAAGTCCATCCGGCAAGAGTTTGTGGCAGGCGATCAGGCATGTCGCAGAACATTCAATGTTCAGGAAGGTACGTCACATAATGTTTCCAATATCTATTACTGGAGACTGGTAACGGCTGTCGGTGATGATTACATAGACTTGAGTAAAGCGGACTGTGACATCGGTAGCATGGAACCGTCTGCCGGTGACGAAATCGTGCAGATCGGTAATCGAACCGACACGACACGTCAGAACGCGATCATCCTCTCCACTGTGGGCGATGACGCGCCTTCGATCAAGCAGTACAAGGGTGTCAACGGGTACACGCTACGTAATAAAGAGGTAACCATCCTGTCGCCAACCCTTAACAAGTTCCTCGGTCAGTTTATCTCTGAGGCTACAGGCAAGAGCTATGATGATATGTTTTCCGACCTTAAGGCTGACTTTGACATCGTTAAGGATCAGGTGGACAGAGAGTTTACAATCTGGTTCTTTGAGTACGCACCGACTTTGAGCAACATCCCGGCGGTAGAATGGACCACGGACGCTTTAAAGGCTCTACACGAGCAGGATATATTTTACAACCGGGCTTCCGGACTGGCCTACCGTTTCGAAAAGAACGCGAACGGGGCGTATAGCTGGAACAGTATAACTGACCAGCAGACCGTCAAGGCGTTGGAAGATGCCGCCAAAGCCCAAGACACCGCAGACGGAAAACGTAGGGTATTCGTAGCCCAACCGACGAATGAGAAAGCTTATGACATTGGTGATTTATGGGTGAACGCCACCTATTCGGGTAGCGGTGTAAACTATTCAAATGATACCTTGAGATGCGTGACCGCCAAGGCAGTCGGAGCAGCGTTTTCAATTTCTCACTGGACACCTGCCAGTAATGCTACAACCGCCTACATAAAAAACCTTGGTGACAGTATCCTGCTGACGGTCGGAACGAACGATACAGAGGCAAAGCGTTTGATAAGTGTCGCCCAGAAAGCCGCTGACGCTGCGGGTGTCACAGCCGATGCCGCAAAGGCAACCGGTGAGACAAACGCTACGGCTATCAAGCAAAACAGGGACAGCATCTCTGTGGTGGCAGGAAGATTCAACTCTGACGGCACGTTGAAGAACACGTCCGGTCTGGTAACGGGGAACGGGACATTTGCCACGCTGTTCGCCAATGCGGTCGTTGACGGAAAGATAGTCAAGCAGGCTGACATCAGTACTTTCATCACGGCCGATCAGGCCGGTAATCTGATTTCCAACGCCTCAATCAGAGCCGATAAGGTGGTGTTTGAAGGAACTTCTGTAAAGATAGCGTCCAAATACCTGGATATAACCGGGGCTGTCACCTTCAACTCCTTCAACGCTGACCTGCAAGGTACCATCAACGGAAAAGCAACGACAGGCTATGTTGACACGGCAAAGACCGACGCGATAAACAGTGCCGCTTCCACAGCGCAATCAAAGGTGGATGCCCTGTCAAATACATTAGGAAGTTTGGCGTATAAGAGTGCTGTTGAGAAGGCCATGCTGGGAACTACGCTCATCAATGGCGGGTATATCCGGACGGACTTGATTGATACAAGTACCCTTACAGTAACTGACGGGGCTAAGATAGGTTATTTTACAATCCAGAACAATGGATTTTATTCGGATGGGCACCCTTCTGTGATTACAATGAGAAACTCTGCTGGACAGGTTATCATAATCCCTCAGCAAGTAGCTATTACTCGTAATGATGGAGGAGCGTCTATATCGACTAACGGTGACAGTTATGTGGATCTTAATGGTACCAATATTAATTTAACAGCTTCTGTGGGAATAAATACCAATGGTGTATTAAATACTAATGGGCTTTTAAAAATATTGGGTGGTATATCGTTTGGCGCTAAAACCATAACTTCATCAACAGAGCTTTTAAGTACAGATCCGATATTTATTAGAACCCAATTTAGTTCGGATCTCAATGTGAGATTACCAAGATATCCCAATGTCGGACAAATATTCTTTATAAAGAGAGGTCCTGGTGCTGGAGGTCCTATCATTCAAGGTAATGGGAATAGTATGTTCTCTGGATCTGCAATTAATCAAGACTTAATTAAAGATACCGGTCAATGTGCCATCGTTTTTTGGGATGGGATATATTGGGAATATCAAAAAATTAAATGGTAATTAAAATATTATAGTATGAAAATTTATTTAGAAATATTGAAGGTATTGACAAAGAAGGAGATGTCTGGTAAATGTCATTTGCTTTATAAGTTAAGCCGGAGGATATGATTGTAAAATATTAAGTGAAACTTAAATAAATAGATTATGAAAGTGAATTTTAATGTTCCCTTTAAAAATTACAAGGGTCAGGAGACAAAGGAAATCATTGCTGACAAGGTGTCCGAAGCGTTGTATGCGCTGGGTTCGGAATCTAAAGTCGGAAATGACAGGAAGTACAGTGCCTATAAGGTATGCAAGAGAATTAACGAAAGCCCGTCCGAAGTGGAAATCTCCACCGAAGAGGCAACATTGGTAAAGGACGTATGCGCCGAATTTTTAGTAGCCGGCGGATATGGCCAGGTATGTGACTTAATTGAAGGAAAGGAATAATTATGGAAGTGAAGAATGTAAGTACATCCGCCACCAGCAAAGTGGGCGACGCGACCGTAAAGTACACCATCACGGAAAAGAATGGTAAAAAGGAAGTGTCCGGCATGTGTGTCCGTGACGAAGAGACCGTGTGTTATATGAACTGGAAGAAAGACGGTGAGATGGGTATCTCTTTCAACAGTGACGCGCTGACTTGGGAGGAACAGAAGTCAGTAACTGAACAGATCTTGGCGGACATCGAACAATTAAACGCATAGGGTAATGGGTTATATCAAGTTTGTGCTCAGGCGTACCACGGATGATCATGGTAACACTACCAACGCCCGTATCTGCCGCATCGAAAGCGACTTACCGGGCACGGGTACGCTTGAAACGAACCTGATCATGCACGCACTTTCGGCTAAGGGCGGAAAGGTGGAAGTGATAACGGTATTCACGTTGGATTACAGCGCACTGGACAGTGCTAATTATTTAGGGTAGATTATGGCAGTAAGCGAATTAAGAAAGACGTTCACGTCCGGCGACTCGTTGAAGGCGGCGGAACTGAACCAGATGGTCAGCAAGATCAACGAACTGGTGGACGGGGTGAACGACACCTCCGGGGAGGAGGACTTGCAGGATAAGATTACGAAGATCAACCAGTCCATCACCGCATTCAAGCGTTCCTTGAGCCTAATGGAAGATGAAATGGCGCGGAAGATCGACAATATCTTCATCGAGGGCACTGACCTGTATGCGGAAGCGAACGGTGAGATAGTCAGCGGTCCGCTTAACACGACCGGCGGTCAGACTGTGGTACAGCGGTATGTGCGTGTAGTCAATGAAATGGACGGGAAGACACTTTCGGCCAGCAAGGACGAACCTTGTATCATCAAGTTTAAGTTCATCTCGCAGGAACGTTACTCGGCACTGGACCCTTACGAAAACACCAACGAGCGTGGCTTATGTGAGGTCTCGGTAAAGAACGGTGATGGGGACTATGTTGTTCAGAAGCAAATGTATATCAACTCCACCGGCATTACTTCCGTTGACGTGACCGAGTTCCTCACATCGGGTGCTAATAACGTCATGGTAAAAGTGACCGGGGAAGTGACCGAAGTCACCACCCCCGCATTCGTATGGACCGTGACCCTGACCTCGTTGACCATCAACGCGAGCAACTTCCGGTGGTGGACCGCCTATACCGGGGCAATCACGCTTCCGCTCTACATAGGTGGTAATGTGAACAAAGTATTGCACGTGACGGTAGTTGGCAGCGGGTACAATCGTGAGTATGACGAGAATATCGGTACGCAGATCTATACCGAAACCGCTTATAACTATTCCATTCCCCATCCGGGAAAGACGGGTGTTTTCAAGGTTACCGCATACGTCAGTACCGTTGATGGCAGCGTGGCCACCAAAGTCGTATCCTTTAATGTGATGTGTGCCGTTACCGGTGAAGCGGTCAAGATGATCGCCATCAACAACGTTACGTCAAAGGCTATAAACTGGACTGAGAATGCCCTGTTTGATTACTCGATCTACAACGGTGACGAAGTAAATACCTCCGCCGAATTTATCGTGAACAAGGATGGTAAACAGGTGTACTCCTCCGATGAAGACAATATCACCACACAGGCCAAACATACTTTTTCCATACCAATGGAAATCGACACTTTGGACAATTCGGAGTTTAACATCGAGGTGTCCGTGATGGACGGTTATAGCCAGCTGGGCAGTACGGTAGTCATCCCGGTGGACAACTCGTTGGGTTATTCCGCCGTTGCCGGCGCGGTTTTCTATATGAATCCGAAGACCCGAAGCAACGGGCAGTCCAACCGGCAGTCTGTCATCAACGAGATAACCGGTACGGCTATCCCCTGTACATGGGAAGGCATGAACTGGGGCAATGACGCCTGGACAGCGGACAGCGCCGGGAACAAGGTTCTTCGTATCATGGCGGGCGGTTTGCTGACGGTGGATTACAAACCATTTGAAAAGGAGGCGGCCCGTAAAGGCAAGACAATAGAGGTTGACTATCTGATTTCAAATGTCACTGATTACACGGAGCCGCTTATCACCATGTCCGTTCCGAACGGTGACAATTTCATCGGCCTGAATATCTATGCGGACGAAATCATCATGCACTCGCAAGTGCAGCGCAATGATGAAGTGCAGAGTTTGCATACTTTTGAGGAGAAGCGTACCAAGCTCACATTGACAATCATTCCGGACGCTTACGGGAATCAGGATTTCAACCTGTGCGTCTTGTACGTAAATGGCGTTAAGAACCGGGAGTTCACGTATGAGAACAACGATTACTTCGCGCAGGACGGGAAGATAACCATCGGCTCGGACTATGCCGATGTGGACGTATACGGTATCCGCATCTATGACAGCGGTCTGACCTCTGCCGGTGTACTTACAAACTACATCAACTGGCTGGTGGAGCGTGCCGACAAGGCGATCGCCAAAGCCTACAATGACATCCTTGACTCCAACGGTTCGGAAATCGACTTTGCCAACACCGTAGACCAGATGAATGTGATGGTGTATGACAACACCATCCCGTCCATGTCCGACCAGACTCAGCGGTTAGGCACGCTGGAGGTGTTCTGGTACGAGCACCCTGAATGGAACGTATCTATCGATAACGTTACGGCCAAGGGGCAAGGTACGTCATCCATGAAATGCTGGATCTGGAATACCCGTTACCAGCTCGACAAGAAGCTGTCTGTCATCACTTATGCGGACGGTACAACTTCCGCAGCGGGATCAAAGTGGGCGATGACGCCCCACCTCCCAGCCGGGCGTAAATTCACAGCGAAGAAAAACTACGCTTCATCCATGCAATCCCACAAGATCGGTGCGGTCAATTCCTATACCGACCTTATCCGTGAGGTTGGCATCCTGAACGAAGCCATGCAAGCCGACGGGAAAGTGCGTGTCTCAGTTTGGGAAGCTCCTTTTGTATGTTTTGAAAAACAGATCAACGAGGAAGGTGAAACGCTATACGTTTTCCGGGGACTGTACACATTCGGTCCCGATAAGGGGGATGCCGATACGTTCGGGTATGATACAGATACTTATCCTAACCTGTTGAGCATTGAAGGTTCTGACAACTCACCGCTGCTCACCCTGTTCCGTGTCCCCTGGAATCCGGCACGGGGATTGATAGCCTACAATGAAGACGAAGAGGCGTATCAGTACAACGGGCAGAACTGTTTCGATTTGGGTGAAGGCGAAGTGGAGAATATATCCAAGTTCATCCCGGCATACAATTGCGTCTACCAGTGCTCTCCACGGTTGAAGCCGTTCATCGGTACGTTGACCGAACTGAACGGACAGGTCTCCGCCTACAAGAACGAACCCTACGAGTTCTGGATAGCGAAAGCCGGGGATGTGAACCAATATAATGTCTACTATTACGAGTCTTCCGTCGGTCAGTTCATAGCTTCCGATATCGGGAACGGTACCATAAACTTGAAAACGCAACTGGCCGGTTACATGGATACCGAAAACCTGTCCGCATTTACGGCAGACCAGTTGAATGAACTGTTTATCAATTCCCGTATAGCGAAGTTCAGAAATGACGCTCCGCAATACTGGGAAATCAATGATTGTCTGTTCTTCATGAACAACGTCGAGTTCAATGCCGGTACCGATGAACGTGCCAAAAATACCTATCCCTACAGCTTCGGAACGGATACCAGCCGATGGCGTTGGCGTGTGGATGATGCCGACACCCGTTTCGACACCACCAACCGCGGATTGCCTGATAAGTCATACAGCGTCGAGGTACATGACAAGGACGAAACAGGGGCGGCTATCTGGAACGGTGAGACAAATAACTTCTTTAACCTGATGGAACTGGCTTTCCCGGACGAGAAAATTGCTTCTATGCGAAGTTCCATGACAGCCATGCAGACATTAGGCGGGTTGAAGTCCGGTAACGACTTACAGAAACTGTACGCTTTCTACCAGAAGTATTACTTTGATGTAGCGCAGGAATACTTCCCTCAGAACGCCTATAACGCAGATGCGAAGTATTGCTACGAAAACGGTAAGATAGCTTACAATGACGGGCGGTACACGAACGATACCGATCCTATCACGCAATCACTGGGAGATCACTATCTTGCCGAACAGCGGTGGATAACAAAGAGGATACTGTACATGATGTCGAAGTATAGTTTCGGCCTGTTCAGTGCCAATGGAACGGATACCATCGTAGTACGTGCCGCCGGGAACTCGATCGGTTATGACATCACCCCGGCCATGGATATGTACCCTGCCATTGCCAACGGTACGAGTATCATCCGTGGCTCCCGGACGAAAGCCGGTGAGGTCTGTCATATGGAAATCGAATTGGGAGGTACGGGTGACCAGCAGAACGCCATTCAGGCGGCAAGCTACCTGCAGGATATCGGGGACTGGCACGACAAGAACGTCACCGGTTCCATGATCGTACAGGGTAAGATGCTACGCGAGATCCGGCTTGGGCATAAGACTGCCGGCATTGTGATTTCCATTTCGTCGCTTACACTTTCCAACTGTGTCAGCTTGCAGAAGCTTGTGCTCTCACGCATATCCACGCTGGCGGGCACTCTGAACCTTACCGCCTGCAGCCACCTGAAGGAGGTGTACATCGACGGGACTTCCATCACCCAGCTTCGTCTTCCGGCAGGCGGCGGATTGGAGCTGGTAGAGTTTAACGCCTTGTCCCGTTACCTCGTTCTTAAGAACTATCCGTTGAAGAACAGTGGTGTCCTGATAGATGAATGCGCAGCCGTAATCACTGACTTTTTCATTTCAGACTGCCCGCTTATGCAGCCTATCAAGCTCCTGACACAGATCATGGACGCCCAGCAGGGACAAGGCGCCGGACATTCGTTGAAGCGTGTCCGTGCCGTCGGTTTTGATGAAACGTATAACACTTCCGACATGCTGGATAAGCTGGCCGCTTTGGCGGACGGTTCGTATGTAGGTCTTGACAGCGAAGGTGTGGCCGGTGAGGATGAATACCCGGTGCTGGACGGTACTCTGAATGTGTATGCGAATGCGTACGAGGATTCGATTCAGGCTTTGAGGGGAACTTTTAAAAGGTTGGAACTGAATGTGATCGGTAAGTATTTTATTCGTTTTACCGATAAGATAGTCGCTCAAAGAGTCTTTGAGCTATGGGATGTCAACGGTGACGGTGGAATAACCCGGGATGAAGCCGACTTGATTACATCGATACCAAGATACTTTCTGTCAGGTGATAAAAATGAAAATTATAAGAATATCACTTCCTTGGTCGGGTTTGAGAGCCTGAGTAATTGTACGGAGATCGGATATGGGGCTTTTGAGAATACCAATTTGGAAACAGCTGTCTTTCCCCCTAATCTTAAACAGATCTACCAACGTGCATTTATGGGAACTAAGATAAAGAAAGTGAATCTTCCGGATTCCTGCACATTCTTATCTTCCGGAGGAGGGAGTGATTATATGCCTTTTTATAATTGTTCCGAGCTTGAGGAGTTTACGATGAAAGACTTCATCATACCTCCCGAAAGGCACTATACGATAAATAAAGGGTTTTCTGATTGTCCGAAGCTGAAAAAATTCAGATGCAACTCTTTCGAATATGGGTATGATTCGATTGCGACAACCTTTGCCTTACCCTCTTTCTCAAACTGTGTGTCGTTGGAAGAGTGTGATTTCGGTGAACTGAAAGGTTATGTTGACTCCATGTCGTATGGAATGTTTGAGAATACCCCGATAGCGGCTTCATGTGTTCCCGTAAATATAATAAAGTCCGCCTCTCAATCTTATAATAACTGTACAAAATTAAGAGTCGTTGTGTTTGAGGGGAATCTTGATGTTTTAGGGCTGCGCATGTTTTTCGGATGCAATTCCGTGACGGTCATTTTTAAATCCACGACTCCACCTACGACCTTGGAGTATGGAGGGCTATCTAATGTAGTCGCCATATACGTTCCTGATGCAGCTGTAAGCGATTATAAATCCAGTGTAATATCCGGCTATGCTTCCATTATTTTCCCGTTATCAGAATATAACGGATACATGCCTACTAAACTGTATGAAATATGAAATAACAATATAAAGAAAATGAAATGGGATTAAATGACTGGCAGTTAGCGTAGTTCTAAATATACAAATCGTTTTGTGTTATCAATTGTAAAAATGACACAAATCGTTTTGTATAAAGCTCACAATTCGATTTGCGGTTTTTACCTGAGAATCCCTTTCCCATATCCCCCCCGGAGAAATTTGAAACCGCCTGGCGGTTCGTTCCCAACACAGAGATTCCCCTCCCTCCCCAATCAATCCCCCCTCCTTGTTTTCCAAGTATTCCCCCTTATATATTATAATAATGTGTCCCCCTTTGCTCTCCCTTTCCCCCTCTTTTAAAAGTATGTTTTAAAACCTACCTCTCCCTCAGTCCTTTACATCTAAATTTATATTTTTATTCAAAAAAACTTCCTTATATATTTGCCTTGTATTGGTAAATCGCGTACTTTTGCACCCGCTTTCCAAGAGACGGAGAGCCGATTGAAATTGACATGTTGCAAGT